GTGGTTGCTGATGATACTGCTTTGATTTGAGAGCCGTTTTTAAACTTTAAAGAGAGTTTATTGTCTGCTTCAATATTACCTTTTAACCAAGAAGGCAAGTTGTCATGCATTACGCGGACTTTGGTAACTAGGTTTTTTGCTACTTCTTGCGTTGTTGCGATAACTAATACGTTGAAGTCTTCTTTAAATAACATTGACCAAAGAGCAAAACCAGCAGATAAAGTTGAAATACCTAACTGACGAGATTTTAGAATAACGCTATATCGATTATTTTGTAATTCAGATAATGATGTTTCCTGAAATGGGAAAAGGTTAAATTTAATTTTACCTTTTTTTGGATGTTGGATATAACAATATTGTCGCATGAAGAAAACAGGATCCTTTGCACACATCATATATTGTTGCTGAATAATCTGTTTTATATTTTGCGGTTGCGACATGATTATTTTATCAATTGGTTAACTAAAATACCAGAGCCTAGTGCTGCTAAAAAACCAAATCCAAACCAAATTCCTTTTTTATCTAAAAATTTAGGCTGTAATTGTTTGTAATTTGTAACAATACCATTTAACAATTCAATCTCTTTATCTTTTGATGCTAATTGAACTGAATCTAATTGGATAAGTGAATCTTGTTCCAATACCTGAATTCTGTATTTTGCAATAAGTTCATTATTAATATCATCTGCTGCCCAAAGCGAATCTAATACAAATGAAATATCTGCTAACTCTGATTGTGTAAAACATGTATCTGGCTTAGCTTTTCCTTTTTGAGAAAATGCTAATACTGGGAATAATAAAATAATTAAATATTTCATTTCTTAGGTCTTCCTCTGCGTGTTTGTTTTAAAATATTATCTTTAGCCTCTTCAATTGGTTTTTCTTCAACTACCAATGTTGCTTTTTCTTGTTCTAACGTAGCAATTTCAGTTTTTACTTTAGCAACTTTTTTCTTTTTATTGTAACGTTTTTTTTCTACTGCTTTTTGCTCGATTTTAATATCTTCAATTTTTTCTTCAGACTCTTTAATATCGTCTTTGATTTTCTTTTCAGCAGCCTTCTTTTTATTCTTTTGCGTGTTATAAATAAAGAATCCTAACATTACCCCAATTGTTGCTAAAATGCTAACAATTACATGTTTAAATTTTTTCATTTTGTTCCGTGTCTAATTTTTCTAAAAAATTCTTTTTAAATGTTTCGAATTGTTTTTGTACGGTTTCCTCAAATTCTTCTGGTGTCATTTTTGCAGACCATGTTTCTACTTCACCATTTCCACTACTAACAAACTCAGATGCTTGAGTATATGCCATTTTTAACATTGCAACATCTCGTTCAGCATCACGTAGCCAAGCTAATGCATTTTCGCGGATTTTGCCTCGTTCATATTCATCATACGTGCCAGATTTTTTTAATTCATGTTCCATATCAATAGTGCAATCAAAACACATTCCATGAATCTTTCTCATTTTTTGATCTAACTGATGTGTACCCACACATGTGCATACATCTTTGCGACAATTAGGAAATGCATGCATTTCATCTCGAACTGATTGAAGAATGTCACTATTTTTAGTTTTTCGGATACGGAAGCCGTCACGTTGTTCTATAACATACGTAGTTCCGGTAGTATCAGTTTCTTCCCAAACATCCCCAACTAAGTGATGCTCATTGCGTTTTGCTACATCTACAGCATCAGTAAATCCAACTGTTTTGTTGGTTTGAAACTTGTGGGTGCCATCCAACATTTGTTGAACGGCTTTTACATTTTGTAACTTTTTAGACATATAACTTTTTTATTTATTTTAGCGATTTTTCATTTTATCTGCTAATGTTACAACCATATCATAAAACGATTGTTTATCAGCATCTGCTACATCAGAATTCAACTTCTTAAAAACTTTAGCTAATTCTTTCATTTTAGTAACAGTACCACCTTTATTCAATTTATCAAAATCAGTTTGCGTTACTACATTTTCGGGAGTTGCTGGTTGAGCTGGTGTTGCATTTGGATCAGCTGGAGGCGGTGTCATCCCTGCATCCACTGAGGGTGGGGGTGGTGCTGCTGCTCCTCCGCCTGTCATACCTGCCATTGGATCTCCTAGGCTCGGGTCTACGTCTGCGTTTACATCTGCTGCAGGATCTACAGGAGCATTCGGATCTGTTGCTAGATCTGCAGGTGGTGCTGCTGGATCTTCTACTGGTGCGTTTGGATCTGCTTGCTCTTTAAGAACTTTAACAATTTTACGACGGATATATTCTCTAACCAAACGTTCCTTTTGTTCGCGGGTTAAATTTTCAATTTTATCTTTTAAAACATCTTCAACATCTTTTTCTTCATCGTCTTGACGTTTTTTTAGTTTTTTGGCAGCATCTTTTGGATCATACTCACCATCTTCAAGTTTTTTATAAAGACGGTCTTTGTCAGTCCATTTAACATCCATTTTACCATCATCCACTACAGGCTTATCAGTTTTACGTAAAACGTTGTCCTGTTTTTTTCCAGTTGAGTGTGGATTCAATTTACCTGCTTTATCATCTAAAGTATAATCTTTAAGATCTTTACGTGTTTTTGGTTTTTGAGATTTTTCCAAATCTTTTGGTGCTGTGTACTTTGACTTGTGTTTAGTTTCTGCCATTTTATTATTTCCAATTTAATATAAATATCTTATCGCATATATTTCAGTGTTCCTAGAATCTGATTTACTGGTGCAAATGCTCCTGTGAACTTATAAGTATGACCGTGAAATACAAATACTAATCCTTCTGCTGGTACAATTGCATCAAAGCCTCCTAGCTTTTCAATGCGTTTAAGTTCCATTTTTAATTTTGCAATAACTTGAGGATTTGGTGATGCTTGCAATTCTTTAATTAATGCAGTTAAATCTGCTTTAATAGACTGAACTGTTTTATTTGGGTTTGCTGCAAGAAAATTTGTTGCATTGCGGAGAACTACCGATCCTAATCTTAAAAAGATAGATTCAAATGGTTCCATATTTTGTTTGTAATATTGTTTGAATTCATTTTTATCAAATTCAGTAACCCAATTTGCAAATTCAGGATTATCAATTTGTTTTTTAAGCATTGCAATATTTGTTGATTTGTCAAAAAATGCCCAACGATAAATTAATGCGGTTAAAATATTTTCTGGAATCGTATAATTTAATTGTTGTGCTCTTGAACGAATTACATCGCCCCACCATGCTTTGTGGTAATCACTAATCATGTCAGTGTCTTTAAGATTAAAACGATTTTTTAATTGGTCAATCTCATTAAAGAATGCTGCTTGTTGATCTTCAAAATCAGCTACTCGACCTAATTTAATTCGTTGTGGTGCAATAAATGAAAATGTTTTTTGCATATGTGCATTTGCATCTTGAATGATTTGTTGCATCAATTTGCCACCTGTCATATCAGTTTCAACAATATTTGCTTGTTCATCATATTCAACTAAATTGTGGAATTGAAGATGTGCTACATCGTAAGCAATTACATTTTGTGTTGCTGGGAAAATGATTTCCATGTTAGCAAATACTCTACCATTTTTGAATATTTGGTCTAACCGGTCAGAGTCAATCTGATTCATCGCCTCAGTCAAATCTTCTGCACAAGCTCGGTATGCTTCTACTACATTGCGATACCCAGCAGATGCTTCTTCTCCATATTTTTCAACGGATTCGGAATATTTTCTTTCGAAGTCTGCGATTAATTGTTCTGGGGTAAATGGATTAATGATAGTGCTTTTATTTCTTGCAAATCCAGGTTGACCATTTTTCCATGTTACTTGAATATTTTGACCATCTGTTTTTTCTGTTACTGCTTCTTCGATATCCAAACGTCCAGCTAATGAACGAGCTACTAACTCTTTCATATCATTAAATGTTAATCCGTGTGAATCATATGGGTGAGACATATGCCCGGCAGCTCCACCCTCTGTAAGTATTTTTGATTCTTTTAATTCCGGAGTATTATCTGTTCCACATTCATGACAAACATATAAATCTTTACCACCGGTGTTTGCTGGCCAACTATGTGGACATTTCTTACATTTGATTCGGGTATTACCTTTTGGTGTTGCTGACTCATGTGTTAAAATTTTCGTGCCTATAACTGTTGGCTCAAATTCATCGAAGTCATATACAAATTCTTTTCCGCGATTATTATCTAAATATGTTTGTAATTTAGCAATTTTACGATTGTGACGATTTCTTTCTGTCGTATTCATTACAGCTTCAACAACTTCATCAATATCTTCTTTTATAGCATTTGACCACCAATCTCTAGAAAATACTGAAGCTTCTTGTACACCTCGTAATACTTGCCAAATGTTTTTAACAATTGCATCATTTAAATTAGGATATGCACCGCGGAATGTTTCATAATCATCTTGTGCTAATGCTTGCCGTACGGTTGTTGCTGAAATAGGATTTCCTGTAGCATCGTTTATTGGATCAACATCAATGCTTAATTCAATAGCATCAATACCTTGTGGCATTTTACGTCCCGATTTATCTCCAATTGTAATATATTTGTCTACATTGGGAACAAATGATTTTGCTCGAACATAATCATCACCTTTTGTAGATGCAGCCATTGCAAATCTACCGGTAGCATTTTCTGGTAAATCAAAAAGATATTCATATGCAGCCATGATTGGTGAATTGTGATTGGTTGGTTGCATTTGTATTTTTGGGTTTTCATTTGCAAGATTGAATATTTCCGTGGTTTTTTCACGTGTAATGCCATCTCGGTCTTTTGGACCAATAAGCATTATTACTTGTTCAACTTGTGGATCTTGAGCATAACGATTAGCTAATGCTAAGTGTGCCCCTGTTAATGGTTTAAATCCTCCAGGAAATAAAACTGTTATTTTGTTCATTATGTTTCCGTTTTATATAAATATATTATATCCAAGAACCAGTAGTATACATTACATTCCAACGTCCTTGGCCATTACTTACGACTTTCATTGCAGAATTAATTTGTGTCGTTGTTTTTGTTGCAACTCCATCAATTGTATCTGTGCCAGATGGCTTTAATACAACAGTACCGCCGGTTTGTCGATATTTAAATTCTAAAACTCGGCCGGTTTCTCTTCCGGATCCGGTTGGTAATGTTATGGTTGCAGTTCCGGTGCTGTTTGTTGCTGTTATAAAATAATCATTTAAACTAGCAGAGTAATTAGTTGAAATTTCAGTATATGGATAATTTACTCCGGAGTTAATCATAGTTCGTCGATCAGCACCATCATCAGATCCGGAGAACGCAATAAATACTTCAGATTGATTAGCAAATCCTTTAGATATAGCCATATATGGATCATTTAAGCCTAAAGCTGTAGTAGTCGATGAATTTCCAGCAATTCCAATATTATAAGAGTCACCTAAAACACCGTAAATTGAAGACGAATTTAAAAATTTTAAATAAGTTAAAAATCCAGGACTAGAAGTTAAATTACTATCTCTACGTAGTGTAACGATTCCGCCGTCAGAATCGCCATCGCCGATATTTAATGTGCGCTTAAATGTATATGGTGTTGGCGTTTCAGTGCCGCCTAAGCTATAGTTATTTCCATTAACTTTTACAAAATTTAATACTGCTCCATCTGTAATATCAATTATATCATATTCTATTGGAGGAGTAACACCTTTTTTTATATAAAGATCATACATTTGATTACTAGATGTGTCATTTAGTATCGTAAATGTAGATTGCCCATCTCCGCCAATTGGATTCGATGGTAATATTACTGGTCCAATTGGATATAATAATTGACAAGCTATTCGTACATATACACCTAATTCTCCGCCTAAGGTGCCATCTAAACGTATTCTATATGATGTTTGTGTAGGAGCAGTACCTGGTAAATTATATGTTTGTAGATAACTAGAAGAATTTGCAGATGTTATTGTTATCATTTTATTAGTAATAAC